AGGGTGACATGGAATTAAGCGGCTATGACGCCCCTGACTATTCCGACACAGAACTTATGAAGTATTACAGTGATCGTGCAATCATACTTGAGAAAGTAACAGAGGAGATTAAAGACAATGGCTAAAAAAATCAAAACAAAACTAACCCGTACAGAAGTAGAGAAACTACTGGAGGTATACAACACAGTAGATGCTATGGTAGACGATACAATGGAGATGATGGATGTACGCCTGTCACAGCTAAGTGATGTCAGGGATAAGGTATACTCATTACAGCATATGTTTGACTTCCGCCCCCAACTAGGTGAGAATGGTGATCCTAAGCATTGGTTACCTAAGGTAATGCCTGACGCTGACAATGCATGGTACTATGAGCAAGGAGAATAAGCTATGACAGACAAAGAGATAAATGACTTCCTAGTTGAGGAGCACTTGATCCCTATCTCTAGGGAGTATAACCGTGTGTCCAGAGCAGTAGATGATTACGAGTGGGAGGGTGACTTTCTACAGGCTGACTTACACCGTGAAGAGTTACGACACATCGACGCACTCAAGGCAGAGGGGGATCTATATGTACCACGTTTTTAGGGGGGCTGCTATGATAGTCATTGCAATTATAGTGTTTGGCATTGGGCTGGGCGCAGTGTGATAGGGGAGGTAGGAGATGATACTAATGAGAAGCAACAAGGTAGACCTCAAGCCTAACACTAAGCTACGTGATGCTGTTGATCAGTACACACGCAGCCCTAAGTTTGCTGAACTATCTAGCGAAGTACAAGGTAAGTACTACAGCAACCTCAAGCGTGTTAGCTCTACTACGGTACAGAACGGTAAGGAGTTAGGTAACATTAAGTTGGGTGACATTAGGTTCAAGCACGTTACCTATGCCTACGACAGGTGGCTGGATAGCAATGGCCCTTCCGCTGCTAACTACATGGCTACGTGCCTGAGTATCGTACTCAACACAGCCATAAGGCATGAGGCTATACTTGCTAACCCCGTGACCCTGCTACAACGTAAGGTAGAGAAGCCCCGTAAAGTTAAGTGGTCTAAGGAGGACGTTAGGTCTTTCCTTAGTACCGCCTACTCTGAGTGGAGCTACCGTAGCATAGGCTTGATACTACACATGGCTTACGAGTGGGGCCAACGCATAGGTGACATGCGCCTACTCAAGTGGGAGGACATTGACTTTGAGGAACAACGTGTTGACATCACACAGTCTAAGCGTGGGGCTGAGGTTCACCTACCTATACCTGATGAACTGTTAGCTATGCTTGAGACACAGCGTGTAGACTTTGGTTTCCAGGATTATGTAGCACCACGTGTTAAGCCTAACCACAGCGGGTACAGCCCCTACTCTGCCACTGAGATCCACTACCAAGTCAATAAGATTAAGGCACAGGCTGGGCTTAGCCCTAAGCTACAGGCTAGGGACTTGAGACGCACTGCTATCACTGAGATGGTTGAGGCTGGCGTGGATCTCGTGGGTATTATGCAGGTGAGTGGACATCAGAACCCTAACAGTGTTAGGCCTTACCTAGTCAATACATTCAGTGGTGCATCAGACGCTCTATCAAAGAGAAGGGGAGACTAATGAACATACGTGACTTCCTAGATACACTAGACATACAGGACGGGGATAGCCTACGCATTAACTGTCCCTCATGTAGGTCACGCAATACATTCTCATGCTACAAGGATGGGGGTGACTACGTATACAACTGCTTTAAGTTAAGCTGTGGTTTGCGTGGTGCATACAGTACTAACATGACAGCAGCAGAGATTAAGTTACGCATGAGTAAGACAGAACCTAATAAGAACAAGGAGTTACAGGCATTAGTTTATCCAGAATATGTAGTACAACCTACCTCTGATCACGTAATGTTACAGGCCTTCATTGACAAGTATGACTTACAACATGAGGGCTTGATGTATGACGTTAAGGATAGACGTGCTGTGTTCCCGATACACTACAAGGGTAAGCTACTGGATGCGGTAGGACGTGCGCTTGATGGTGCTATACCTAAGTGGTATCGCTACAGTGGTAACGCTGACTTCTTTACTAAGCGTAGTAATCCTAAGGCTGATGTGGCTGTAGTAGTTGAGGACGTTATCAGTGCCATAAAGGTAGCACACTTTTCGCCCAGCGCAGTAGGCTTTGCTATCTTGGGTACATCTATTAGTGTGTCAATTATGCAACAGTTAGGTAACTATCGTAAGGTGATCGTAGCGTTAGACAGGGATGCAGTACACAAGACCTTGCAATACAAACGAGAGGTAGAGCTTTGGACAGGGTTACCTACTAAGGCTTTACTACTTGACGACGACATCAAGTATGGTGTACACAGTGACATTGTTAATCTTAGGGAGATGATAGTATGAACACAGTATGGTTACTGATTTGGTTTGTCTTTGTACCAGAGCAAGGCGTTAAGTATTATGACTTAGGTAAGTATGACAATGAGACTTTGTGTAAGTCTGCTATGAAGGACGCTAATGTTATGGTGAACAGCGACAATGAAACAATCGAATGCATAGGAGTCCCAGTAGAATGATTGAAGCAACATACATAGACCACATGGGTACTGACCTGACGGTAGCTAATGCTGCACGTGTGTCATTCGGTAAGACTAGTGAGATGGAGGAGGATCAATGGGGGCCACCTAAGTTAAAGGCTAAGGATGCCAAGCTAATCAAGTACCTCGCCAAGCATAAGCACATCAGTCCTTTTGGTCACTGCTTTGCATCCTTCCACATTAAGGCTCCAGTGTTTGTAGCACGGCAGCTAGTCAAGCATAAGTTCCTACGTTGGAATGAGATTAGCCGTAGGTATGTCGATGATGAGCCTGAGTTCTATGAGCCTGATCATTGGCGGGGCCGTAGTCTTGACAAGAAGCAAGGCAGTGAAGGTCAAATGATCGTCATGCTAGACCAAGAGTTACAGTGGCACAGGCAGCTTACTACATATAATACCTTATTGGAGCAAGGTGTCGCCCCTGAGATGGCACGTATGGTACTGCCACAGTCTATGATGACTGAGTGGTACTGGTCAGGTAGCCTTGATGCCTTCGCTGATATGTGTAACTTACGCTGTAAGCCTGACACACAGGCAGAGACACGTGTAGTAGCGCATCGGATTGACCAGATCATGTTGGGTCTATTCCCTGAATCTTGGGATGCACTGACGGAGGATGAATCATTGGTGACTAAGCTAGAAGATATACTAGTGACACCAGAGTATTAGTTAAGGGGTGATACTTGCCAGTACTAACACCCCAGTATTAGTAGGAGATGATGAATGACCAAACGTATCCCTATGAAGGGCGGTGATGAGTATGATGCTCTCACTAAAGCACGTAAGTTTTACCTATGGAAGGCAGGTCAAGTAAAGAAGATCAAACGTGCGTACAATAAAAGGTTTCGTAAACATGGAAAGGAGATAAGGGATGAATAAAGATATTATAAAAGTACTAGCCGTTGAGGAGCATGAGAATGGGAGTGCTACAGTACAGGTAGAGTGTGACCCTGCTACATTCTCAGCTATCTTTAACGTAGGATTTGTTACACTGGTCAAGGCTGGTTTAGAGACTGAGCTAGATCGTAGTGGTATAAAGGGTGACTGATGATACATGGCCCTTAGAGGCAGACTTCACTGATGTCAGACCTATGACGCCAGAGGAACGTAAGGCAGCAAAGGAGAGGGAAGAAAAGAATGGAGGTAAGAGCAATGATAAAGAGTGAATGGGATAGATTAACAGCACTAGAAAAAGAATTTAAGGATACTGAGTTGGTAGAGCGTACAGCTGATAACGTAAACAGCCCAGCGCACTACGGCAAGGGTGCTATAGAATGTATTGATTACATTGAAGACTTCCTAACTAATGAGGAGTTCATAGGTTATCTCAGGGGTAACATAGCTAAGTACCTGCACCGCTGGCGTTACAAGAATAAGCAAGAGGATCTACTAAAGTCACAGTGGTACTTGGATCGTCTGATAAACTTACAAGGAAAGGATAAGTTATGATACCTGTGGGACAACTGAGATTATTACTCACTAAGGCTGGGCTAGAGTATGTCATCACCCGTGTTGAAGGTAATGTAGCGCACGTCAACATTATAGTAGCGGATCAGCCAGATGTACAGCGTTGAGTTTGACCATGACGATACTATTGTTACCAGTATGGACGAGGAGGAGAGGCATGAGGATCTGGAGGTGATTCTTGCGGATGATGGTACTGTGTATATTAGGCAGTGGGATGAATCCTTTGAGACAAGTCCTTACCAAGAGTATCAGCTTATTGTAATATCATACCAACAGTTACTAGACTTAGTGACTTCACTACAGCAGACAGAGGGTTTGTTTAAATTGCAATACATAAAGGGTAAGAGATGATAAACTATTTGTACGGAGCGGCTACCTTTTATGGGCTGGGTGCTATACTGATGCTTAATATAACAGACCCGACTGACCCTAATAGACCTAACGCACACATATGGTACTCACTAGGGTGGCCTGTTATGGCAGTAATATCTATATACGAGATGATTAGGTACGGCCCAGAGGAGGATGAATAACATGACAGAGACAGCATTACTACGTAACCTAATGGACAAAGAGTTCTATAATAATCACAAGGGTATGCGGTGTCCAGATGAACTGTTCACTAAGGACATGCGTAAGATTAAACAGGCTCTTGATCAGGCTATGGTACTGTACGATAAGAGTATCAGCCCGTCTGAACTAGAGGCATTGTTCTTTACTGCCAATAGAACTATGACTACAGCCAATAAGGACGCATACTCCCATCTGTTCAAGCGGATTGCGGGTGAGCCACCCATGCATGAAGAGATTGCTACTGAGGTACTGTCTCGTTTGTTTCAGCAGCATGTAGGTGAGTTGGTTACTAACTTAGGGTTCAGCTATGTTAACGGAGAAGAGAATAACCTAGAGAAACTACGCAAGTTAGTCGAAGACTACAAGGATGACTTCACACCTAACCTTAACACTCAGTTTGAGGACATTGAGTTAGACACTATCCTTGAGGGTATTCAAACAGAGACACAGTGGAAGATGAACATACCCAGCTTACGTGAACGAGTAGAGGGTATTAGTGGTGGTCACTTAGTTATGGTGGGTGCACGTCCTAACACAGGGAAGACTACCTTCCATGCGTCACTCATTGCATCGCCTAATGGGTTCGCTCATCAGGGTGCTAAGTGTTTGATCCTGACCAACGAGGAGAAACCTGTACGTGTAGCTGCACGTTACGTTCAAGCATCCTCAGGTATGAACATCAAGCAGATCACAGAGAACAAAGCGTTAGCTCTATCACGTTACACTAAGGTCAAGCAGCAGATCCAACTCAAGGACAGCACAGGTAAAGACATGTCGTGGGTTGAGGCTCTAGTTAAGAGCCAGCAGCCTGACATTGTAGTGCTGGATATGGGTGATAAGTTTGCTACACAGGACAGTGACAAGTCAGACGTGTACCTAAAGAAGGCAGCTATCCACGCACGTAACATCGCTAAGATCTACAACTGTGCAGTGATATGGATGTCACAACTTAGTGCAGATGCTGAGGGTGTAGTGCAACCTAACATGTCTATGATGGAGGGTAGTAAGACAGGTAAGGCAGCTGAAGCAGACCTAATGGTGTTGATCTCTAAGAACCGCCAAGTCGAGGGCGTAGATGAAGAAGAAGACTTGACACGATACTTGACTATCGCTAAGAACAAACTAGATGGCGGATGGCATGGACGTATTACGTGTGAACTGGATGGCGACATAGCACAGTACACAGCTTAGGAGAGATGATGAGAACAGTATTAGATGTAGAGAACAACACTACTAAGCGAGGGGGTAAGAACTTGTTAGACCCTTGGGAGCCAGGAAATTTCTTAGTTCAAGTGGGTACTCTCAATGTAGACAAGACAAATGAGGAGCACATTCTTACCTTCGATCACAAGGAGAGTAAGGATACTGGTGGCGTTGCTGCGTTTATACTACAGGCTGTACTGGATGAGACAACTCTTTTGATTGTACACAACGCACGACATGACTTGCCTTGGCTATGGGAGTCAGGCTTTACTTACGATGGTGAGGTGTATGACACACTGATAGGTGAGTACCTGTTACTTCGTGGTGTTAAGCGGGGACTTGGCTTAGGGTACTGCGCTGAGGTACGTGAGCTACCATCACGTAAGCTAGATGTGCTCAAGGAGTACTACAAGAAAGGGTACAACACAGATGAGATACCTCTAGCTGAGCTACAGGAATACCTAAAGGGTGACTTACATGTAACACGTGAATTGTTCCTTGCTCAGGAGGAAGACTTCTCTAAGCCTGAGAGTCAGTCTATGTTAAAGGTACGTGATGTAAGCATGAAGGTTACTGTGACCCTGTGTAAGATGTACCAGCGGGGCTTCAAGGTAGATCGTGCTGCACTGGATGGTGTACGTAAAGAGTTTGAGACTGAGAAGGTAGTACTTGAGACACGTCTTAACATGCATGTACGTAAGCTTATGGGTGACACGCCTATCAACATTAACTCACCAGAGCAAATGTCTAACGTCATCTATAGTAAGAAGCCTAAGACTAAGAAGGAGTGGGTGGAACTCTTTGATCACGTTGACACCATAAAGGAGTACAAGACTACCGTTACGGAGAACACAGATCGTATCTACAAGACACAAGCCTACACCTGTGATACTTGTGCGGGTACAGGCAATACGTATCGCATCAAGAAGGACGGTACTAAATATGCTAGGCCTAACAAGTGTAAGGATTGTGAAGCTAGGGGCTACCGCTTAAAGCAATTGAATCAGATAGCAGGGCTTAGCTTCTCTGCACCTAATAAGGATTGGGTAAGCGCTAATGGTTTCTCTACATCAAAGGGTAACCTAGAGATACTGATTGCTACTTCAAAGACTAAGGCTATGTATGATGCAGTAGAGTTCCTTACCGACTACCGTAGGCTCAACGCTGTGTCTAGTTACCTATCAAACTTTGTTGATGGCATAGACTTGTTCACTAAACCAGATGGCTTACTTCATGTAGACCTATCGCAAACTACTACAACTACTGGACGGTTCAGTGGGCGTAACCCTAACATGCAGAACATGCCACGGGGTAACACCTTCCCTGTTAAGAGGGTGTTCATATCCCGTTGGGACGGGGGCTTCGTCATGGAGGCCGACTTTGCTCAATTAGAATTTAGAACAGCAGCGTTTCTAGCACAGGATGAGACAGCTATGGAGGAGATTGCTACAGGATTTGATGTACACAGCTACACCGCACAGGTTATCTCTGATGCAGGGGAACCTACCACACGCCAAGAGGCCAAGGAACACACCTTCGCCCCGCTCTTTGGAGCTACTGGTTATGGTAGAAGCAAGGCCGTATCCGCTTACTACTCACACTTCAATGAGAAGTATAAGGACGTAGCTAAGTGGCACAAGAAGTTAGGTAAGGAAGCACTCAGTCTACTTAAGATCACTAACGTAAGTGGTAGACAGTACGCATTC